TAATCATCATTGTAGATATCTAGTGTTGAAGCACCTAATCCCGGTACAGGTACGGCGATAAAGTCATATAAGTTTGTACTTGCGAATAACGCAAATGTACCACTGGAACCATCAGATGTGATTTCAACAGATGATGTGGCCCCGGATAAACCGGATGTAATACGAATATTACCGGAAATAATCTCAACTACAGTTCCAGCGTCACCAGTTACACCCTGAATTGCTGATTCCATCTCAGATATAAGCTCTGAGAAGTTTTGTGCGTCTTCACCAGCAATAGAAACTACGAAGGAGTTTGTTCCACCGTTATCAGAAACGGTTATTTCAAATCCATATAGTGTAGTATCGTTGTTTAAGCCTGTGTTATCTAGACCTGTGATATTACCACCAGTATCAATATAAACAACATCTTGATAACCGGCTCGGTCAATTGTGTGGTCGTAGATAAAGCCCTGCTCGAATGCAGTAGAACTAAACGAATAAACTGAAAAAACAGGGAACATAGCTTCATCAATAAGAACCTTTAATTCAGAGGATGTCACTGTCTCTTTATAGCTTGGAGACGCAGGAACTAGGCCGTTCTCCGAGTTATACTCTGCTATAAAATCTGTTACAATGGCACTTAAATCATCACCAGCATCCCCGACTTTAGCAGTCCATATGGTTTTCATATTGGCATATGAATCGTCGGTGTTTATGTTTGTACGCACAACAAAGGCCCTATTGCCAATTTCTAAGAATTTGTTAAGGGCGTCTAGTCCATATTCATTTCGTGCATCACCATGTTGTGGTTGACCGGCAGCATCTGTTAAGAAGATAGGAGTACCATACAATTGTGACGATTGTGCTAATCCTGTTACCGTACGAACAATGTTATTTTCATATGTTCCTAGAGCCGGTAGGAGTCCACCGGGTTGTGTTTTTTCTTCTTTCGTTGCTACGAAAATAAGAGGTACTGTTGCTTGTCGGCCCGGAATGTAATACGATTCGTCGATTACGTTTACTTGTACGCCGGGGCTCACTAATATTGCCATCTGATATCTCCTCAATTATAAGTTATCTTATTACTATTTATGTAGGATGCATCGAAGTTTGTAAAAATGAAAAGTATTAAGTATTATCGTCCCAACCATCGGCTGAAATTATGAAAGGGTCTACATTCCCCTCATTTATGGAGGCTGGGGAGCCCGTGGCATTATTAAATGCTCCAATGCGTACGATTATTGATTTAATTATCTCATTCCGCAGATTTACTGGGCCCGAGAGGTACATGATGTATGTAAATATCACCGTAGATGACACGATTCTGCTATCCGTTCCTGCTGGGTAGTTCTCTTCTAGGTTAATTCCACCTAGAAAAACTTCAAGAATACTCTGCTGGTCACCATAGGCATCTGATACCTGAATTTGTAAAGATGGGTTGAACAATAATAATATTTGTTCCAACATTTGGAATTGATGATCAGTGTTAGTGGTGTTTATGGATAGCTCCATGGTTACCTCATATGGCACTGGTTTGAGCATAGTGTGCTGCTGTAAATCATCAGGAATAGACCCACCCCGCTTGAGGTGCACAGTCTTTCTTTCTTGATTCTGGCCAGATAATCTATCTGATGCTATTTGCAATGCAATGAGTTGGGCACCCATTATTGGGAGCCTCAACATCTTATTCTGCGTGTTTTCCGAGAAAATATGGGAAACTACCCGGTCCCGGCTACCATATATTACAGGAACTTCCATAAGGTTAGTCTGGGATTCTAAGTCATTTTTACCAACAGATACCTTTAATCCAGAGAAAATCGCCATAAATTGCACAATGTGCTTACGGAATTGATTGTTGTAAAAATAGTTATCTAATGAAATATCAGTGTTCATATTATGGTTCTCTATCTAATGTAGGTAATAAATTGTCTCTATCTGTCATGTTTATCTTTCCAATTTAATTAAGGTGGTGTAGGTGGTGGGTTGGCTTGTACACTGGTGGAAGAAAGCCATATAGTACAGCCATCAACAGGAGGTCCACCGGCAGATAATGCTACCTGTAAGGTAAATGTTGTTTCTGCTTCACCCGCACCGTTGCGGTTATCATATCTACAATGGTTTTCATATGTTATATTACCGCTGGCTGGCATCTGTGTCCATACACCAAAGGGCCCTGACCTGAAACCAGCCACATAATTCTGGGACGTAATAGTTGCTAAGAACCAGTAATCAGTTGGGTTAAATGCCCTGTTTCTCCAAAATGGTGGCATACTAGACGCCCACCTTCTTACCCAGACCGAGGTTGGTGTCGTAATTGTTCCATTTGAGTTAAAACTAATTGGTGAGGATATATCTACCCGTTGATATCCAACACCACGTAGGTTATAAAATTCACCACCCAGCGGGGCATCTAGTGGTGTTGGTGTTGGTGTTACCACTGGCGTTTCTGTTACCTCTGGGGTCAATGATGTTGTAATCGTTGGTGTCACAGTGGGGGTTGGTGATAGTGTAATACCCGGTGCTGGTGTGCCATCCGGTGTTAATGTTGGCGTCGGTGTTACAGGCCCCGTGACCGGAACTGCGGAGTTGCTAGGCGACGGTGTTGGTGTCGCTGATGATCCCGGTGCTGGTGTGTTGCTAGGAGTAATACTTGGCGTAACCGTGACGGCAGGTGAAGACGTAACACTAGGAGTCACAGTATATGTTGGTGTAGGCGTAGGTGATGATCCCTGTGTAGGTGTTACCGACGATGTAGGTGTCACGGTTGGGGTTGGGGTTGGTGATATAGGCACTATCAATGGTTCACAATCATATTCAAAACCTAGCAATGATTCTGTTATAGCACACCACAATCCACGGTCAATTTTAGCCAATTGCTTTTCGCGTATTAATTCCCACTCCCAGTGAACATTTTTACGTTGCATGTCACTAATATCTGGGTCATTACTAGTTAATCGGTCGCGTAATGTGAAGTCCCTAACAAATCTTAGTGTGTATGAATCATCAGCCCGTACATTATCATCCAATCCCTTGATAATGAGTTGATCATATGTGTATGGGAATTCGTATGATACTGTATCATTTTTCCTAGGGCTGTTTGTTATGAATAGGTTAGCGAAAGATGTTGTTGTAACATCAACAAGATGGTTTGGTATCATATACGGTGATGGGATAACATGTAGTCCCTCTGCTGCCGCCCTGAGTGTTATACTATCAGTAGAACCACCCAATACAGGGATATCATTAAGTTTATCTTGTACCCAGAAATAGTAGGTGAACTCCTCTCTACCTGTATCAGGGTTTATATTGTTGTAGACTGAATATGGTGTATCTAACTTATAATCAAGATCACCCAACTGTGTTTCGGTAGGTATAGTTGATGGTGCTATAAGATGTGTTATAGTACCACCGGCTACGGTTAAAGCAGTAACATAAGCTGAGAATGCTGCACTATTAACAAATAACTTTGATTCAACGAACACGCCATCAGAGTACACATCTAGTGTCTGTCCGTCTGTCAACCCAGCATTTGAATATGATGTGGCGGTTACAATAGCATTGGTAAAATCATAGTGGACATCACGCTCTTCAACCCAAACAGGAACGGTTGGCGTACCATCGTTACGATACACTACCTTACGTGTGGTACCTGTTTTTCGCTCATTTACTGGTAATATACCGGCTCGTTCTTCTGTCAGAGCAATAGCATCCCATTCGGATGGTAACACATCTGATTCTGTCCATTGGTATAAGTTAATTTCACCCCAATCAGAGAATACCCCCCAATTTTTAAGACGATCATTAAGGTCTGTTTGTATATTAGTGTCGTCATACGGCAGGTAACCTTCGCTATTAATATCGAACCATACATCACTAACTCGCTTGTCGTGCCAGAAATTAGTGTCTGGTATGGTTGCAGTAGCCATATAATTATTATACTTAGCTGGATCAGAATTTTGTCTAAATGTAACCGGGTAGATTGATCTAGCGTAATACTCTTGTCGTGCAGGGTTCCATATTGGAACTGGTGTAACAACCGTTCCCGCCTCATGGTTTAAAATAGTAGCTGGGTTTTGGGCATCATAGCTATATGACAATGTGCTTACATTTATTTCTCTGGTGGTCGGTAAGAACAGAGGATTTATAAATTCCATTAACTTATTTGTTACGAATATATAATCCGTGCCTTCTGTTAGTTCCTGCCATTTAACTGGGCTAGATGCTGGTATTAGGTAATTTACATACGCACCATCGGCTGGACTAGATAGCTCCAAATAATACCCGCCATTAATTACAGCATATGATGGGGAGGCTACAACATCCTCGAACCGTTCAACAACCCTAGCATTAATATAAAAACGATCACGTGGTGCAAGCTTTTCAACTTGATCTGGCTGCTCGTACCAGCGAGAATCATCTGTTAAATCAACAGGGAAAAAGAAGTTCGTGTAGCCCGGGGTCGCTGGCGGTGTGGTTGTTGGCGTAGGAGTAACAACCATTAGTGGTGATGGTGATGGTGATACACTAGGCGTTGATACAGGGACTGCGGATACGGGGGCTATAAACTCAAGACGTAACTCGTTTCGTATTACATCCGTTGTGTAAAGATTTAGTTCGGGATATACCTTTTCTTTGGAATCACCGAAGCACCCTAATCTGGTTGCCCAGAACTCATCGACAATAAGTGAGTCATATGTTGTTTGATTGGCCCACGCATCAGCAGCAAAGTTAGTACCTTTCTTCTGTATGAGTCCTCTATAGAAGATAAATTGGGACTTATCTGTAATGCTAATATCATCGGCATAATCATACGGACCATCATACCCGATTGCTTCTCTAACTTTAAATGTTATCTCATCCTTTTCCTTAGACTGATACGTACTGTAGGCCCTGCGTAATGACTCAGCCGCCGACTCAATATTTTGTATTTGTGTTTGGCCTAATACAACATTACCACCAACATTAGGCCGTAGTGTGAAGGTTTCCTGCCTATCAAATTCTAGGAAAAATCTTGGCGTGTTAATACCTAAAAATGGATCATATATCAAAATACCAGATGCACTATAATTAGGGAATTGAAGTATATGTTCGTATCCATCGAGGAATATGTGCATACCATACATGTATACGGCGTTAGCTGGGTTAGCAATATTAAGTGTGTACCTAGCATTAGATAACTCGATCTGCGTTCTTTTGTCTCTACGACTTACTATAATATCATCAGATGATAGATTATTACCACCTGCACCATATACACGCTGATCTGTGAGAAGGTCTAGGTTAGATCCAGCTAAGACATTAGATACGATACCAGTTTCATGCTCAATAGATATAGCGAAATTATGTGGGTCTAGATTAATAACAGGGAGTACTGCTCTTGTTGGTGAGATAGTTAATATTATATCACCCACGTTTGGTGTGTATGTAAACTTCAGTGGAATACCATTCTGTGCGTCAAGCCGTGATCCAGCTAACTGTAATGTACCTTGTGTTGTAGTTCGCATAACAAAATATGGGATAGAGCTTGCTATAGGGTTCTCAAACTCAGGTGGTAGACTACCATTGATAGAATCCAATGTTACGCGTGTGCCCGTGACCCAAGAGATTATATCAGGGCTGGTAAACGTGTAGGTTGTGTAGTCTGGGATTACCTTATGCTTCTCACGTAACTCTTGAACAACACCACGCGATCTATATAAGAATTCAATTAATTGTTCTGTAGTGGTCTGCCAGTTATTTTCACGCCCACTATCTACATCACGATTCTTACCATCGGTATCAATGTATACCACACCAAGACTATCAAGATACGCACTATATCCATTGATAAAATCAATCATATTCTGCACACCAGAAATGGTGATGGGCGTAGGATCAACATAAACAACTCGCTCATCTACATAATGCTGCTTCCAATATTGTGATACAGACCTAGCGGCAAACGCAGTGAAGGTGTTTTTAATACGCCCTACGTACTGTTGATTTGTTCCGGAATTTCCGGGTACAATGTTATTAATGTCGTTGAACGCGTCTTCTCGGGTCGTTGCTAATCTAAACTCCCGGTCATTATCACGTATCATATAATACAGGTCTACTGTATTATATTGAGGTGGTGTAACACCGTTGGTGCTCCAGCTCAATCCCCTACCAGTAACCCATTCATCTGGCAGTGTTACTGCGCCAACAGGTTCCAAATAACCATCAGACAAAACATTGGTAATAAAGACATCTTCACGCACTTCTATTCGTGTTCGCTGCTCAGATATATTATATGTTACCGCTGATACCGTGTATAACCCATTAAAGTTAGTAGAATCAACTATATTAAAGGATGATGTTTCTGGGAAGTACTCAACAACATCATCTCCAACATAGAATATTTTACTAAACGATACGGGATTGAACTGGTTTCCGGTAGTTCCCAAATAATTAGAACTTGCTGTGGTGAACAAATCAATCTCGGTAATAACAGCGTTTGTGGTACCACCTATGGTATCACTGGATATCATTAGATTACCATTGGATATAGAAGCTGTTCCAGTTGTGCCTAATTGGGTATTAAGTACATTTATCAAATCCCCAAATGTTGGTGCATCACTTCCTAGAACAGACAGATTAACAACAGTTACACTATTAAACAACACAGAGGCCGTATATGTGGTTGCCCCTATTAGTTCAGTGGCAAGGTCGTTATCTAATATTTCCGCGTAGTTAACAAGGTCAAAACCAAAACTATCTGTGGTAATGGCTTCATCTAATAGGAAGCTGAATGTTTTAATGGTTGGATCTCCAGCTATTACACGGACTGGGAAATTTTGAACACCAAATCTTTCAATAGGTCTACCTATAGGTGACGTGTTATTTAATGAAATTGTCCACCCGAGCCCATTTGCTGTCTCTGACGCAAACCTAGACGGCATAGATACTACGGCTGCTGTAAGAGCGTCAATCCATACATTTCGTATTCCCGTGGTCTTTTTGAAAACTATATCGTAATCGTTTTTTGTTGCATCGAATAAATCACTACTTAATTTAAAGTTCTGTGTATCAATGAATGCGGCAAATTGATATGTTAGTGGTGCTATCCAATTTTTCCACATACTTCTAAATTCAGATGATACACCGTCAAAGCCATTGTACCTATTAAAATGTACATACCACTGGTTAAAGCCATTTACTTGAAATACGGTGTTATCATCTAACATGTCACCATGAAATTCAATATCCAAGTGACTTCTAACTTTATTAACAATATCAGTTACTTGCAAACATGCAACATCCACCAAGTCCAATCCAAAGGTCTGATTTAAAAACTTAAGTGGCTGTAATTTAAACGCTACGACAAGCTCATCATACAGACGCCGTGATGATATCGTCCACCCCCACTCATCCGGGCCTAATTGGTCAAAATCATAATTAGCGTGTGGGGTTATTATAAATTCATTTAACGAGGCGTCATATAGACCACGCACGGCAGGGTTTGCCGTGTTATTACTATTCCAATATGGAGGCAAAATATCATCTGGTACATAACCATCAGAGGTGTTGGTACCGTCCATATTAACTGGTATATAACTGAACAGGTTTGTTATTTGGTTGGCGAGACCAGTGCCCGGGTCGCCGTTTGGGGCGTCCACCCCGAATGGTACTATACCAGATAGTATGTTGGTCCACATAACTGTAAGCCATCTGCGTGTTGGGTCGGAGTATATAAGATCCCACCAAAGTGGCTTAAAGTCGTATCCCTGTAGCGTCCACGGCTCCATATGAGGATATGGTGTACCATATATGCTTTCGTATAAAGCCTCCCATGACGCGAATACGTTTGAATTAGTCCCCCCAGTTGATGGATCGGTATGGATCGTGGTAAAAGCGTAGTTCCAACTAAATGGGTCGTTTTGTATATAACCCGTGTTAATAAACGGCGCAACAAGGTTATTAGTTTTCACATACTGTGAAAATTGTGTTTTTATATTTTGGGGATATGCCACATTACTCCGAGTAATATTAAAATTATACTTAGATACAAAGTTATCCGGCCATGTATAAGTTCCTAACATATCAAACAAATCTTCTTCAAACCCTAACAATACTTCAGCAAGCAGTAGGGTTATATCCAACTCTTCCCAAACAGCCAATGCACTATATCGGTATAACACCCTAGTTTTAGTTATGGTGTTTATTCTAAGTACTAAGTCCCCAGTACTAAGAGGGAGTCCGTCAATTGTGGTAGGGAATGGATCACTCTCACTGGTAATAGTTTGGGATACGCTGGTGGTGGTACGCAGAATGGCGTTATAAATGCCAGAGAGAGCGGCCTGATTAATGGAAATATTCTTACGGTGTGTGTCATGGTGTACAAGCTGTAAAAAATCATTTTCCCTATCATCCAGTATGTACGGCCTTTTGGATGGAGCTAAACCTAAGAATGGAATGGTTGCTATCCAGTTCTTTACCCCAAGTGAAGTAGAAGCATCAAATGTGGTGCTATCACCAAACCATTGATCTAATCTATCATTTATTTCAAATAATGTTTTAACATTGCTTGTGATGTAATTAGTTAGAGCCTCTACATCAGCTACATCAGCGGCAAGTATTGTCGTTCCATTTGCTTCTAGATTTAGATAATCTGTTAGGTTAGTTTCTAAAATTTCGCCCACGGTTTTTTGTAAACTATCATATTGGTTACTAGCAAAATTTATAATATCAACGGGGTTACTGTTGTTAACAAAAAGGGCAGATATCAATGTGTCAAACCCATCATTATGTTCTTTTATACGACCCCCAAGACCGTAATTCACAACACCATCCACGTGGTATAAATTGTAGTAGCCCACATCTGATATACCCGGGGGTACCTGTGCGTTTATGATTGAACTGAAGTGTCTAAATATATCACCCAGTTTAACCACCTTCCTATTTTCGTGGCTTACATTGTAATATAATTGGTTTGGTATTTCCCACAACCCATCTTCCTCACTGGGTATGTATTGTTCGTTATACGTGCCATGCTTCCATATGGTCTGGAACTCATTATCATATTCCCGGGCATCGTAATATACATACAGTTCCCCAGTGTCCCCGTCGAGTAAATCTTGTTCAAACTCATAATTTTGACTTACTTCATCATAATATATCCTTTGGTCTAATTCCGGGGAATAGACCCCTCCAGCGTCATATGTGTATTTGAATACATTGCTTGCGAACTTAAATGCGTTTTCGTGAATATCATATACATTAAACCACGGGTATTGTGAACGGTCAGATTTTTGTTGTTCAATACGCCTGCTATCAACTAAATTAAATGGCTCTGGTCCAATGTCAGTATTGACTGTAACTGCACGCTTACCTATATCACGGAGAGCATATTCACCCGCTTCAATACGAACAATATCATTATCTGTTATTATAACACTTGCATTAAATATTATACTACCGACATACATGGGGTTACTGGGACTAACTAAATCAGTAAAATTACCATACTGGCGTACGCCATTTATATATACACGAAGATCACCCTCTTGGTATTCCTCATATAGACATAGATCATGCAACGATGAATCTAATGTGAATGTGGCACCACCAACAGATGGTGAGCCAGCTATATACTTAAATTCTTGATAGGCCAATCCAAGTATAGTTGAAAGCGAACCAGTTATACCGGTGCTAATTGCACCCTGTAACATGGGGTTGGGTGTTGATTCTATGCTTGAGGCATAAATGTCTTCAAACCCATCAAACTGCCATTGATATGTCTCTGCTGTTAACCATGGGTCACCCATAGATGTCGTGACTGGTGCTATAAATGCCCCTGTTGGGGGTGTGCCCGTGTTACTTACTGCCGGATTTATAATAGCTCGTGTAATATATCGCTGGGTTGGTGCAAGTTGAACAAATTCAGAAGATACTATAGTATACTCCCCGGTATTTGCGCCGAAATCACCCAATCTAATTGGCGTATACTCTGATAACTCTTCAGTTAAATTACCAAACTTCTCATCAAACACGACCGTTACATTATTTTGGAATGATATTTCATTACCACCCACTGTTTTTCTGGTGTCTATGATTTCAAATAACGTCGGCTCTACTGTGGTTGTCTCGTATGTAATAGCGGCTGTTTTGCGATATTTCCATTGCTTATCTGCGAATGACTGCTGTGACAATGTAACATAGGGGAAGTATTCAATGATAGGCAACCGGGCGCGAGATTTATCAGAGAAATCAACTGTCTCTTTAATGTGCGTCCACTTGTTTTGATCTACCCAATCATTATCCTGTGATACAGTAACAAGATGTCCATTGTTTGTAATATTAACCAAATATGAGTAATTATCTAGTCTAACTTCCCATGCAACACCATTCCAACTTTTTAGCTGATCATTGGTAGTATCAAACCATAGTTGGTCCACTCCTGTTATCGGTGGGTTGGTGGCACTCTCAATATCCGTAAGTAACCGTTCCCGCACAATTGTATAATCTATGGCCGTTTGTGTGAAGAACTCCATGTCCAACCCAAGGATATCAGAGGTCACTATGTTTTCAATAGGATGATCCCCATCGAACCCCGTTCCACTAATACGTACAATATCTCCTACTTGGTATGTACCATCCAAAAAGTTTTTAGCACCGCTAGTGTCTGTAAATAATTTAGATCCCAGTGTAGTACCTTCTGCTACACCGGTTGTACCGCTGTAAAGTAAAGTACGCTGTACCCAAATGATATTACCCATTTCATCATCAACGGCCTCTTCCTCCGACGCCTGTGTTCCACTTGGCAAAGTTAGGTTAGGTAATGCATACGGATTTGATGCTATTGCATTATACTCAGCTTCCGTTAAACGGATAAGAGGTTTTGTTGTTATTCGTGTCCAGTCAAAATCAGAGAAGGTAAAATCTTCAGTTACAGTAATTATTGTAAAGGTATTAAACTCCTGACCAATTTCAGAACTTTCAACCATCCATAATTTAATGGGCTTGCCGGATATACTATTCTCCGTACTGAAAACATATCCGTGTGTGAACAAATCAGTGAGATCCCCATCAACGAATATACGCCGAGCATCTTCATCTATACCAGTAAATTCAACTTCCGTGTTAGACATTACAGTATAATTATCATTTACACCAATTACGATGTCATATTCACTAGAATCAAGTGCTACATCTGTGGTGCCAGCAACCACATTGAACAGTGTGGATAAAACAGTTGCGGCTACAGGAAGAGCGGAGGAAGCAGTTAATACAATAAGTGTACCATCTCGGATGGTTGAGGTTTGGTCACCCAACACTTCAACAATATTACCGGGCTCATCAAAGCTGACAATATCGTAGGATGGCATAGAAGTACCAATTGACCGTAATATTCCAGTCGTTCTACCTTCAACCCATGTGGTTTGATTCTTAATCGTTATATATTGTGGAGGATCATTAATGGCATCTGAGTTCCAAAAATAATCTTGGTAATTTATCAACTTATCGAAATCAATGGGCGGAACCCAATTAAATTGTAGGCTGCTTCCCCATTCATCGAACCTATCGGTATCAACACCTAATAACTGTAAACGATTAATAAAATCTTGAAATGATAAGAACCAATCAATATTACCCACCTTTGTGGATACAACTGGCTGTAATTGATTATCCTGTCTATATGCAGTGGGTTCTATTATCTGGTGTATATCATCTGTGCTGTCTGCATCAGAGCCAACAATACCTACAATACGCCTGACTTCATCTTTAGTGAAAAAGCGATTGAATAGATTATGATTAAACCCCTCTAATATTTTAGCATCCTGCAAATTATATGCAGGCATAAGTCTATTTAAATCTGTTCTAGGTTTATGATAATCTGATAAATTCTGTTTTTTCACGAAAACCCCATGTACAATAGTAAGTAGTTAACACTATTTATCTAGTTTGTGTATGAACGAAAAATGATGTTTTTTACTGTCGTAAAGTCTGAGGGTCTAATGCCTCAACAATCTCCACATTATCAACAGAGAAATCAACCTGAATAATCTCATCCTCTCGTACTAGTATTTGATACATATCCCCAAATTGATTGGTGTTCAGAGTAGGTACCAACACCACAGAATCTAATGCTGTTGGTATTAGGGCGTGTATATATGCGGCCAATTCAGAGAAATAGAAAGTTTCACCAAACTCCCACACCTCTATATCAAAGAACGAAACAACAGCATCTACAATAGCGGTCTTGATCTGATTATTACTAAGACTACGGTCAGATGACTTGATAACCTTAATAGTAGCCTGTAATTCCGGAATGGCTTTGGGACCAAATACAACTTTAATACCACCCGGGTGTAAAATCACTGTATCGGAAATCATTTTACTTTCCAGTAATTCCTGATAATCCCCACGTAATTGGAACGGTGTCGGTGGTTGTGGGGCTTGGGACAACTGCCCTCTTAGCCATAATCTTAGATTTCTAGCATACCCAGTTGTAATAATATACATATCCATTATATTAGAGGCTGATGGATCTACCAAGTGATATCTCGGTGTTTTATGGAACCACGC